CCAGATGATCGGCGCCGCGCAGAACGTCAAACCCGTGTGGGAGACGGTCGGGCGCGTGATCAGCAACCGCATCAAGCTCGGATTCCGCGGCTCGATGTCCCCGCACGGCATGCCCTGGCTGCCGCTGAAAACTCGCGTCGGGAAACCGCTGCTCGACACCGGCCGCCTGCGCCGATCGATCCTCTACGTCGCGGACAACGCAGGCGTCGAGATCGGCACCAACCTCAAGTACGCACCGGTGCATCAGTTCGGCGCGACCATCATTCCCAAGAATGGCCCCTTCCTCGCGTTCAAGGTGTTCAAGGCCACGGCCGGCGAGCACTTCGTGCTGGCGAAAAAGGTGACCGTCCCCGCCCGGCCCTTCATGCCGATCAGCAAGGACGGCGCGCTCGACCTTCCCCCGGCATGGTCCCGCAGCGTGCTCGAGGCCATGGCCTCGCACCTGAAGGTGGGCACATGAGCTTCGAGGCCACCGAGGAAGCCATCGTCGCGCGGCTCGAAGCGAAGCTCGGCGCGCTGGTGAAAAAGGTCTACACCGCCAGCGAGATCGCCCAGGTCGAGGAAGCCTCGCAGATCGTCCCGAGCGTGGCCGTGGTTTACAACGGCTACATCCCGGTGCCGAGCCTGAACGGCAGCCAGGGCAAGATCCAGAGCATCGACAAGTCCTGGCTCGCGGTCGTGAGCGTGCGCAACGCCGGCGCGACCCGCACCCAGGGCGGAGCGAGACAGGACGCCTCGCCGATCATCGACGGCGTGCTGACCGCCCTGCTCGGCTGGCGCCCAGGCGTCGACGGTGAGATGCCGCTGCAGATTATCCAGAGCCCTGGCGCCGCATTCACCGATGCGGGCTTCGCGTATTACCCTATCGCCTTCACCAATCGCCGCACGTACCGCGGCCTCGACTGAGGAACCACCATGGACTACAGCTATCTCGGAAGCGGCAAGATCTCCCTGCGTGAGGTGGGCGCTGCTGCCGGCCTCCTCGAGGTGGGCAACTGCTCGGCGCTGGCCTTCTCCGTCACGGAGGACGTGAAGGAACTCAAGGACTACACGCAGCCCGGCGGCGGCACCTACAACGAGGTGCGCCGGATCTCGGCCGTGGAGCTCTCGATGACGGCGCACGACCTCTCCCCGGAGAACCTCGCCCGCGCCCTGTACGGCTCGGTCGATGCGGTCGCAGGCGTGGCGGTGGTCAACGAGTTGTTCACCGCAGCCTACAAGGGCGGCGCGCTGATCTTCTCGAAGGTCCCGACCAGCGCAGCGCGGACGGTCGAATCCACCGCAGGACTGGTGGCGGGCACGCGCGCCAACACCACGGCGGTGACGCTCGGTCAGTACCTGGTCCCCGCAGCCCCGAACGGCTACTACTACAAGGTCACCATCGCGGGCACGACCGCCGCGGCGCCGCCGACCTTCCCGACCGTTGCGGGCACGACCGTTGCGGACGGCACGGCGACGCTCACCTGCATGGGCAAGATCCTGCTCGTGGCGAACGCCGACTACGAGAACACCGCCGGCGGCATCCGGGTGCTTTCGACCACGACCAACTGGACCGATGGCGAGGGCCTGACCATCGACTACACCGCTGCCGCGGCGAACGTCGTGCAGGCGCTGACCAACAGCGCGAAGGAATACGAGATCGTGTTCGAGGGCCTCAACGAGGCGCGCTCGGGAAAGTCGGTGATCGTCTCCGTGTACCGCGGCAAGCTCGGCGCGGCACAGAGCATCGGCCTGATCGGCGATGACTTCGCCGCCCTCGAGGTGACCGGCAAGCTGCTCAAGGACACGTCCAAGAGCGGTGCTGGCGTGAGCCAGTACTTCAAGGTCGCATTGGTGACCTGATGAGCGACGAAAGCGTTGTGGATCCGCCATCGATCGAGGTGGCGTATCGAGGGCTCACGCTGGTCGTCAAGCCGCTGAACATCGGGAAGTTCCCGAAGTTCACGCGGGCGGTCCGTCCAATGTTCGCTGCTCTCGCCGGGGCCATTTCTTCCGACCCCTCGGGAAATCCCGGCGAGGGCGGTGGGCTCGAGATCAACGTCTCGACCATCGTGGACCTGGTGGCCGATCACGGCGAGAGCATGATCGAGGCCGCAGCGGTGGCGACGGACAAGAACCAGGCATGGATCTCCGAGGGCAGCCCCGGAGAGTTCATCGCCCTGGTGCGCGCGATCATCGAGGTGAATGCCGATTTTTTCGCCCAAGCGGTGGCAAGGATGACGACTCAGGCACCTGGGCCGACGCCCTCCAGTTCCTGATCAGTCACGGCCACCGCCACAGCGAGATCCTCGGCTACACGCTGATGCAGTTCCGGGCCTACAGCGCCGCAGCAGCGCGGGCACGGAGACGCGATCAGCGGGACACGCTGACCCTGATGCGCGGGGCAGCGGGCGACAACAAAGCCTACAAGGCGGTTGCAAAGGCACTGAGCGATGGCTGACCCGACCCTGAAGATCCGAATCGCGGGCGACCTCACCGCAATCCGCGCGAGCCTCGGGCAGCTGCAGGGCGAACTCGCCAAGGTCAGCAGCAAGGCCAAGACCGCCGGCCGCGACGGTGCGAAGGGCATGAGCGAGTTCGAGAGCGGGATCTCGAAAGCGGTGAAGTCCATGAAGGCGCTGGTCGGCGTCGCCGCCCTGCTCGCCACCGGCAAGGCGCTGCTCGACATGGCCGACAAGTCGGCGCTGCTCGACGCAAAGCTGCGCCTGGCGACGAAATCCCAGGCGGAGTACAACGCCGCGGCCGCGGGCACTTTCGACATCGCGCAGAAAACGCGCACCGGACTTGAAACCACGGTCGACCTGTACGCGCGCCTCGAGCGCAGCACGCGCCGCCTGAACGTGACCCAGGGCACGCTGCTGCAGCTGACCGAGTCGATCAACCAGGCGGGCCAGCTATCGGGCGGCGGAGCAGGCGTCGAAGCGGGCCTGACCCAGCTGGCCCAGGGCCTGCAGTCCGGCAAGCTCGCCGGCGACGAACTGCGCTCGGTGCTCGAGCAGATCCCGCGCCTCGCGGAAGCCATCCGAGGCGGACTGACCGACCTCGGCGTGAAGGGCGCCAACGACCTGCGCAAGCTCGCGGAGAGCGGCACGCTGACGCCCGAGCTCGTGCTGCAGGCGATCCTGAAACAGAAGGACGCCCTCGCCGCGGAGTTCGCCAAGCTGCCGCTGACCGTGGGCGGAGCGTTCACGCAGCTGGGCAACTCCGTGCTCGCCGCCTTCGGCCAGGTGGACAAGGCATCGGGCACCACCCGCGGGCTCGCGGGCGCGATCTCCGACCTCGCCAGCACCATCGACTCGCTGGACTTCTCGCCCCTGGTGCAGTTTTCGGCGGTGACCAGCGGCGCCTTTGCCTCGCTGGGCCGGATGATCACCGAGACCGCCAACGCCCTCGAGCGCGACCTCGGCCCCGCACTGGCGCAGGGAACGCTTCGGGACGGCCTCGACCTGTTCACGTTCACGCTGAAGAACCTGCCCGCCCTGGTCGTCGGTGCTTTCCAGAAGGCGATCACCGAGATCATCGCCTTTGTCGACACCGTCGATGCGCGGGCTCGCGCGGTGAAAGCGCGCATTAAGGCGATCTTCAGCGACGACACCATCGACCAGGTCAACAAGCGGCTGGAGTCCGAACTCGCCGCCATCGAAAAGAAGCGGCAGCAGCGGCTGGACTTCATCGCTCAGGAAGTCGATGCCAACATCGTGGCAGGCGAGTCCGCTGTGGCGCGCTACAAGACCGAGCGCGAGGCCCGAGCCAAGGCGCTGGCCGACGCCAAGAAATCCCAGGCCGGCGCGGCCATCAACACCGGAAAGGGATCGTCCAAGGGCATCGCGGCAGAGGAAGCCGCCCTGCTCAAGGACGCCATCGATCGTACGCTCCGTGAATACGATCGGCTGTACGCGGAAGGCAAGATCCGCCTCGCCGACTATTTCGCGGCGAAGCGCGTGCTGCAGGAACAGTCGATCAGCGCCGACATCGCCCAGGCGAAGGCCGACCTCGCGGACGCGACCAGCGCCGACCAGAAGTCGAAGCTGATCACCAAGATCATGATCCTCGAGCGCAACCGCGGGGAAGTCGCGCGCACCGTCGCCCTCGAGCAGGTGGACGCCGAGCGCGAACTTGCCCGCGCCCTCGAGGACGTGCAGGCCCGCACCGCAGAACTGACCGGCGGCGACCAGAGCGCCACCCGCGTGCTGGCGCTGAAGCGCGAGCGCGAGGACCTCCTCAAGAAGTTCGGCGCCGATCCCCAGGCCGCGGAGTTCGTGACCCGCCTATTCGATGTCGAGCTCGCCAAGGTGCGCGCCCAGGCGATCCAGGACGAAGCGCAGAAGGTGCTGACCAACCTCCGGCAGAGAGAGGACAACATCGCGGTCCAGATCGACGCCGGCACGCTCGGCCAGGTGACCGGCGAGCAGCAGCTGCAGGACCTCCGCGACAAGACCATCACGCAGCTGAAGTCGCTGCGCGAGTCCCTGGCAGCCGCCTACGCCGAGAGCCCGAGCGACGCGACCAAGAGCGCCCTGCTCGAGCTCGACACCGAGATCGCACGGGTGAGCGCCAGCGCCAACAAGCTGCAGAACGACATCAAGGACCTGGGCAAGTCGAGCCTCGAGGGTTTCTTCAACGACATCGCCACGGGCGCTGCGAACGCCGGTGAGGCATTCCGCAACCTGGTGGTGTCGTTCATCCAGGGACTTGCCCGGATGGCCTCCGAAGCCCTGGCGAAGCGCACGCTGCTGGCCCTGACCAACCTGTTCACCAGCGGCACCTCTGCGGTCGGGGTGAACCACGGTGGCGGCATGGCCGGTCGCGGCATGGTACGCACCATCCCCGCCGCTCTCGCGGCAGCCATGGTGGCCGGAGCCCCGCGGTTCCACTCGGGCGGCTTCGCGGGCCTGAACCCGGGCGAAGTCCCGGCAATCCTGCAGACCGGGGAGCAGGTGCTGTCCCGCCAGGAGACGCAGCGCTACAACGCGGGCGACCGACCGGCCCCCGGCACGCGCGTGGTCAACGTGTTCGATCCGAGCTTTGTGCCCGACCAGATGAGCTCTGCAGAGGGCGAGCGGGTTATCCTCAACGTCATTGGCCGCAACCCAGGGCGGGTGCGGCAGCTGCTAGGGTGAACCAGTGAGCACGATCCAAGGCAACGCGACCTCGTACTTCGACCTGCTCACCACGCTGCGCAGCTTCCTGATCAACACCGGCCACGGCTGGGGCCTCACGTACACGGGCACCGGCAACGGCCGCCTGAACAGCGTGATCGGCACCTCGAGCAGCGTGGTGGAGACCATCACCTGCACCGCCACGGGCAGCACCACGTTCACCGTGAGCGGCTCAGTCACGGGCGCCCTGGCGAACGCCACGGTCGGCACCGCCTACACCAGCGCCGTCTGCGGCTTCACGATCGTAGCGGGCGGCACGCCGTTCATCGCCGGCGACGTGTTCACGTTCAACCTCTCCCCGAAGTGGACCAGCCTGAGATGGGGCGGATGCGGGGAACCTGCCAACCGCACGATCAGCACCGTGAGCACCGGCACCGCAGTAAGCCTATTCGATGGCGTGACCAACAGCGGCGGCATCACCGGCGGCACGCTGCCATTCACCGCAACGGTTCAGATGCAGGTGGCCATCGAGATCAAGTCCTTTTCAATCACGGTGCAGGGCACCACGCTGAACCCCGCGACCTTCAGCCTGCAGCATTCCCCTGACGGAACCACCTGGACCACCGCCGAGACCTGGACCGGGCAGACCTGGACCACCTCTCCCGAGACGCGCCTGTTCGTGCTCGCCGCCTCTGCGGGATCGCGCCTGTACTGGCGCCTGAACGTCACCGCCGCGAACGGCGCGAGCCTGAGCCTCTACGAGGTGGCCTTCTACGCCGACGCCAGCGGCAAGTGGGCCGCGAGCCATAGTTTCCAGTTCGGGCTCCGAGGACCCGGCGTCGACAACGCGCAGCAGATCCACGTGGTCGGCACCACCGCGGTGAACAGCGGCGTCGGCTACTGGAACATCGCCTTCCGTGGAGTGCGATTCTGGACCGACCTCGAGCTCGACATCGCCAACATCACCAACATCTGCACGGCGAAGTCGATCTGCCTGAACAACGCGACCATCGCGTACTGGATCGTCGCGCACGGCGGGCGCTTCATCCTGGTGACGCGCCTCTCGGGCATTTACGAGATCGTCTATTGCGGCTTCGGGCTGCCCTACGAGACGCCGACGAACCACCCCTATCCGATGATCATCGCCGCACCAAGCGCCCTGGGCACGCGGCTCTACAGCGACTCGGCCGCGGCCTCCTCGAGCATCTATCGCAACCCGCCGGACCCGGGCGACATGGGCTGCGAGGTGATCATCCCCGCCGGAACGTGGAGAGAGATCCGCAACCGCACGAACGGCGGCAGCAGCGAAGCCACCACCACCGCCGCCTACGGCAAGGTGTGGCCGTACTCCTTCGAGGAAACCGGCCGCAACGAGATGATCCAGATCATGCGAGACGCGGTCGACGGCAGCAAGTTCATCCTGCCTGCGGTCATCGACAACGTGCCGGACAATCACACCTGGGGCGAGTTCGATGGGCTCGCCTACACCTCCGGCTACGGCAACTCCGCGGAGTCCCTGACCCGCGTCGGCGCCATCGACTGGATGGCCGTCTCCAACATCTACCGCGGCTCCGC